AACTAAGCACAGTGGATTTGAAGATTGGATACGTCGTGCGGTTCACGTTGTGCAACGTGGTCACATACGTGCCGTCATCAACAAGACCCAACAGGCCCATCACCTCGTTGTTGATTGCGGTGTCTGCCGCAGAGGTGGTGGATGACTTGGCCGCCCGAATCAACCAATCGTTGTCCGCGCAGGCCGCATCGGCTGCCGCGGAGATCGTCACATCGTTGCCGTTGGTGTTGACGGCTGTGATGGTACGCGCACCACCGGCCCGAATCGTATCATCAGCAGGATTGTGAACGGTCACGTTCATGCCAATGTTCAAGAAACGGTTGCCGTGGGTTGAACCCGCGACGCCACCAGGTGCATCGACGGTGTAGGTGGTTGTGGTGCCAGGATCACCATTCAACAACGCCAACACGCCCTTGCCCCAACCAAACATCTGCCGGTTGAGGTCATTGCCAAGATCACGAACCAAACCAGTCATTTCCTGATCCATCGCCCGCTTGAACGAACCCTTGTTCGAGCGAGAGTGTTTGATGACCTGGATCGAGAGCTGGATCCTGCCGTGGTTGTACTTGATTGGGATTTGATGCTCGATGTACACTTGATTCCCAGCGTCCGGCAACTTGCCATTCTCAGATGTTGCCATGACGCCTTGGTTCCGGCGAACATTCAACGGATAGCGAACTTTTCGACCTTCCCAAGAACCGACTTCTTTCTTGAACCGTTCCCGCGTTTTGGCGCGGCTGTTCAACAGCTCAATGAGGGCCTTTTCGTAGACCTCCTTGAGCACAGCATCATATGCAGAAATATCCAATGCCATGATTCACTCCATTTGCGATGAGAGCAACTCAAAGGCCTCTTCGCCTGCCTTGTCAAGAAGCTCCCTCTCCATGAGCGGGCCTGGCTTGATCTCTGATGCTTGAGCTTTCTGCGCAGGTTTTCCGGTTGAACCGGGTTTGGCCGGTGTTTTGATTTGGGTTTTGTCCAAACCAGGAACCGCCCGTTTTGTGTTTGGCCAAAATGCCGTTTTGGCGGCTTTAAAGGCGTCTGCAAAAACGGTTTGGTCCCTCGCGAGAAACCGCGTCGTAAGCTCAGGCGTCCGTGCGATCACTCCACCCAATAGCTCTTGGAGATAATTGTTGTTGTTTTCGTTGACCTCTACGCCCAACTCCTGCAAGAACTTCTCGTTTTGCTTGACACCAAAAGACACAAAACTTTTGGTTTGGGTCTGTTGGGTTTCAAGCACGCCTTGAAGTTCTGGAAACACACGCAAAAGATCCTCGCGGATCTCTTTTGCTTGATCCTGCGTGTATCGGTTTTGCGGTTGTCTTTCGAGAGCCTCCAGCCGGGCCAGCTTCGCCTTCAACTCCTCTGGTGAACCAAAGACTTTGTAGGCATTGAAGCGGTTGTTCACCTCATCAAAACGGTGCTTTGGGATCATGTGCTCTGCAGCTTGTCGCCCTGTATCGTCGGCGTCACGTCTTGCTGCTGAAGCATCAAGCTCCGCTTGACCTTCTGATACGGCGCCCTGAGAGGCTTCGCCTTCTCTCTCCCCTTCACCTTCAGGCGCTCCACCACAAAGTGGATGTTGGAGAAGGAACTCTAACTCTGCATCGACACTGAACATAAACCCTCCGTTTGTTGTTCGGGGAACGTCCCCTAGCCCTCACTTTTTAACGTGGGTGTGACCACGATGGGCAAAGCTAAGTTTGCGGTTGCGTATCATATATTAACCACCCAGTGACCGCAACCGCGCCACTGAGGTTTAAGATAAACGCTTCGTTGGTGTTGGTTGTGAGCCACGGCTCAATGTTTGGATACGGCTCATCCAACTGCACCTTCTCGTTGGCCACCAACGGAATGGCTCCTGTGAGGTTATTAGAACCGCTCTTGAATAGAATCGAAACACCCGCAGCCGCCGAAAGGAACATTCGACGAATAAGATACCTGGTGTTGGCGGTTGCTGCAAGCAGGGTGTTGTCGCCGCTCAAGGCGGCAGACACTAGGAGCCTAGGCATCTTCGCTCTCGTCATCAGATTCGGTTTGTTTTTTAGTCAATGCCACCGACTGCCGCCGTTTGCGTCCGCGACCGACCATTTTGGGCGTGGTTTCGTATTCACCTACTTCATCGTCCATGCTAGCGCTGCCAGGGTTGTGCTCAGTCAACCGTCGGATGTCTCCCAACGCTTGCTCAATACTTGCCATCGCTTCGCCAATCGATTTAGCCCCCATGTTGGTTTTCTCCTCCTGAACCCATGATGGTGGATCCTTTGTTCACATTTGCTGCTTTGTCAGGCATTTCGTCTGACTTGCTTCCCGCGTGGAGGTCGCCCTTGGGTTTGTTGGGTGCCTCAGGCGGGGCTTGGGTCAGTTTCAAGGTCATGAGATGATCGAGTTGGTGGTTTTGCCAATAGAGTTGTTTCCACGGCGGAAGCTGGTTCCACACGTCTGTTCGAACCGGTTTGCGATGGACCATCACGTGTGTCATGTGGTTGTCGAAGACTTGATTGACCTCAGGCCCGCCCTTCGGGAACTGAGTGACGGGATCAACATCAATCGGCAAGCCTGTGGTCTCGTCAACTGGAGGCTCCCAATCAAGCAGAGCCTGCCACTCACCCGCTGCAATGCGCTCGTCTTCTGCGCTAGAGCCAAGCAACTCGCCCATGCCAAACATGTTGGCGACTTGAAAGCGTTGTTCTGGGTCGGCTGGATTGATGATGCCCATGTTGAATAAGGCTTCGACCAATGCTTGTTCGGCCAGTTTGCTTCGCGGACGTGAGGCGCCGCCTTCAACACGAAGATCAATCGCACCGGTGAGGTCTGCTTTGCTGAATTCGTTGATTTCCCATGCGCCTGCGGAGCCTTTGATTTTGAGGAACCGCGGTTCGGTTGCGTAGGTACGGAAGAGCTTCAAGCTCATGGTGTAGAGGTCAATCCATCCTTGTTCCCAATTGGCAAACACAGGACCAAACCGTCCATAGCTGCGTTCAGTGAGGAGTTGAATTGCGTAGCCAGCACTGACGCCTTTGGGAGTGTTGCCTTTGAGAGCATCAAACGTACCAGCGAGTTCTTCGAAGTCCTCTTGGTATTGTTTCTTGAGCTCCAACATGGCCGCGTGGAACGGCGCGACGGTAACGACTTCTGGTTTGGCGCCTCCTGTGCCGGTCGGGGTCCAGCGAATGATCTGTGCAGGCTCACCGCTGAGATTGGACACAGACGCGCCTGCAGGAAGCAACCAATTGACATTGACGCCTTTGAGAGACGCCAGCTCCATCAACGATTCGATCCGGTTGAGCTGGTCTTGTTTGGAGAACAGATCAAAAATCGGTGTTTTGCTGTACGCACGGCCTGGGACTTTCTCATAACAAAACTGCACAATTGGCAAAAAGTAGTTGCGTGTGCCGTCGGGCAGTGTGTCGAAGGATTCAAGAGGACCAATCTCACAAACCTCCCCACCAAGCGTCATCACAAGTTGGAGACCTTCGGGAGATTCGTCTGATGGGAGTTCCATGTAGTGGATCAAGGTGACTTTTTCTTTTGAACCGCCACCCCCACCAGAAAGATAAGTGGATTCTTCGTTGGCGTAAGCCAAGGCGTCCATGAAGTAACGAGATGTGTTGCCCCCGCTGCCGCTAGTGTCGGGTTGGATAGCTGCGGCTTTTTCTGGATACATGTCTTTGACGGTTTGGATCTCATACGAGAACGTCACAATGAACTTCTTGCGGTCGTCAGGCTCAAGAATGTCCATGTTGAAGTAGGTCTGCAGCGGCGACAATGCGCGAGCTTTCAAACGGCCAATCGGCAAGCGTTGAGCTTTGGGGTGTTGGGGGTTGTTGATCTCTATTGGATCAGCCGGGGAGGCGCACTGTGGGCAGGCCTGCGAAAATTCCTGAGGCGCGCCTTCATAACCACACTGTTGGCAAGCGACAGGATTGATGACAGTGAAACCCAAAGTGGTGTCTTTTTTATCGTAGAAAAGCCAAACAAAACAATCACCGTTGAGGGTCACCCATTTGGCAACGTCATTGCGCAGGTGGTCGTGGCGGATCTCGTGTTTGATGACCTCAATCACACGATCCGCCACATTGGCTGTTGCAATGTCGTTGTGGTCATTGGTGGCAGGCCAGGCAGCCGGTTCGACTTTGGTGCTTTGGATTGCAGCACAGACCGCTGCGACGCTGCTAGCATAACGGTTGGTGACGGGTTTGGGGACCCACTTTCTGACACGCTTTTCCTTCCAGCGCGTCGAATTGACATCCCAGGTGAGCCATTGGTTGCCGAGGTAGTAGAGGATAGAACGAAACCACGTGCGGTCGAACGCACGCCGGTTTTTCTCGCACAGCTTCATGAACTCCAACACCTTTGCTGCCGCGCTTTTTTCATCGAACATGGGCTGTTCAGGCTCGGCTGCGCTCACTGCCAAGGCGTCTGCCGCCGGCTGAGGCGCGAAGGCGTCAAAGACTTTGGAAACCAAACCATCAAGAAGCGAAGGCATCGAATTGCTCCTTACGGTTGTCGGTGATTTCTGGTTCTGTGTACTCGTCAATGTCTGCAAAAATCGCAGCGCTCATCAACATTTTGGCCGCCTGTTGGGGATCCAGCTGTGCGTCTTCTTGTGCGACTGTCAATGGGACAGAGTTCTTGAGCAACAACCGCTCGACAAGGATTTTGTTCTCGCGTTTGAGGGCTTCGCATTCTTTGGTCAGACGCTCCACGTTTTGCTCAAGCAATTCAATGTATCGACGGTTGCCAAACATCACACAAACTCCCCCACGCCCACCTCAAACTGTTGATCTACATCGTCCTCAACCAACTGTTCGAGAGTGGGTTGTGGTTCTAGCAATCCCCGCTTGACGGCATCCGCACGCCAATAACGCGCAGATGAGGGGTCTTGACGAGCCATCAACCGGAGTTTTTCGTCCAAGCCGGGTTTTTGTTCAGGCGCTTGCGGGACCAACAATCGAATTCCATAGGCAAGCGCGTCAAGGATGTCTTGAGTTTTGCCGAGCGGGAAGGTTTCGTACTCTTCGATGAGATCAAACATCCCACGTTGGATGTAAATTTGGCCGGTTCGGAAGAACGGCTGCATAGACAAAATGCGTTGGTTCTTGCGTTCATTGCGGTCGGGTTTGAGCATTATCAATGGATAGAACACACCTCGAATTTGCATCTCCCGATTGGTGTAGGGTTCCATAGAGGCTTGGAAAGCTACGCTCTCGATCCCGATCACTCTGGGTTGCCAATCGTAGGCAAGGTCAAGCATTTTGTTGATGAGCTTCGCGGGGTCGCCTTGACGGCCTACCCAATAATCCAACACAAACATTTTGCGGTACGGAGACATCCCAACAACTACAATCGCCGAGCGGCAGGCAGAGCTTTTCTCGCTGATTGCCGGATCGCAAGTGATGACGACATCTAACTCGCGGCGCGGGATGCTTACTATGCGTTTGGATTCGTCCATTGGGTGTTATAGAATTAGTTACAGACCCACACGCCGTTCAGACGTTTTGCCATCGCCCCGCTTCCACCGCTTGCGCAGGGGTTGGCGATAGTGCAATCAGAACAATACCGCATCAGCCCATTGGTGGGCGTCAAAGTGCCGAGGTTCGCAAAGGTGGT